AATTATCCGAACATCTCACAATGGATCAAGAACTTTTGTGCAGTATAGACTTCCAGAGCATACTTATCAGACACCAGATGGTGATACAGCAGCGTTAAGTCTATTATCTATATCATCCTTTGATGGGACATGGCCGTTTATGATTAGTGCAGCAGCTATACAGCAAGCCTGTACAAATCTACAGGTCTTTGTTGGCGGTGAGGTTGCAGTGTTTAAAGCTAAACACACTCGCTCTTTGAACATTGAGCATGGTGGTAGAGCAATTACTAAATCTTTAGAGGTCTTTGAAAAAGAAAGAGAGTTGTGGGCAGAGTGGTCTAAAAAACAAGTCACAGATCAGCAAGCGTTTATATTCTTTTGTAAGTCTCTTAAAGCTAATAAAGCATTAGAGTTGATAGCCGATGGTGGAACACCGGAAACAGCGTTGCAAGACATGCCCCGCAGGAATAAAAGTTTAGAGTTTATCTGGGCAAAATATGTAGGAGTATACAAACACAGATTAGGTAGTAATTTCTGGGCTGTATATAATGCTATGACAGATTGGTCAACTCATGCAGAAACATCAAGGGAATCATCTATGCACAACATAGCAGCTATACAAAATCAAAGACAGCAGACAGTACGATCTGCATTCACTAACCAACGTATACAACTGGCGGCTTAATATGTTTTCAATTCATGTAGGTGGATATAGTATATCTTTAGAACTACGCAATGGAGTAGGTTTAGACTTAGAGTTCTGTGATGCAAGACCGATCTGGGTACACAATAGTTTAACAGATGAAGGAGAATATATGTGCTTTGAAGGCATTATAATCTTACTTCCTTTGTTAGTCTTTAGTTTGGGAAAACCTTATCAGGAAGAAAGTTAATGGCATCAGGACAGACACATGGCGGTAAAGGATCTACCGCCAGACCAGTAGACAAGGATAAATTTAATTCAAACTTTGATAAAATCTTTAATAAAGAATTTAAAAAGTTAGTAAAAGATCAGGAGAAAAGGAGTGAAAAAGAAGCTAAAAAGAATGTTTAATCTTAAAAGAACAGGTGTAAGATTACCCAAGATAACTAGAGCCACGTTAGTTTTAGGCTCACTTGTTATAATGTATTACACATTTACTGTACTAACAGGAGTAACTGTATGAGTATGTTTGAAGAATCCTTATCAGGAAATCCTAGTACAGAAGCAATGGCAACGGCCAAAGCAGTTATGGCAGTAACAACGCAAGAAATTAAACTATCAGAAGCCTGTAAAACATACAATGTAAAAGAGAAAGATGTGATAAAATTTATAGTAGAACAAACAGAATACAACACGATAATAGATATGGAAAGATTATATAATATATCTACACCTCCTACATTACCAGTACCTAATTGCAAAGATGTCGTTAAAGTTTCTGTGAAAGGTGGACAAATATGGAGTAAGGAAAAATGAGCGAAGAGAATAGAGGTATTGAATTATCAATTCAGAATATTGTTTCGTGGCACTTAGCTAGGAATCTTATTCACGGATCTGATGACAAACAGCAAGTGCTAAAACTTATTCAGGAAGTAGGCGAACTTTCTGACAGCGTTTGCAAGAAGACCACACCCATTGATGACATTGGAGACATCATTGTGGTGCTGGTAAACATTGCTGTCCGACACAACTTGTCTTTAAAGGAATGTATAGATCACGCCTATGAAGATATTAAAGATAGGCGCGGTAAGATGTTGGACGGTATTTTTATTAAGGAAGAAGCCGTTGAAGTTGACGGAAATAAATAGCTTGACAGCAGTTTTTAAGCATGATACAGTACGAATTCACTCACCTAACCAAAGGTAACATAGCATGGCTATACTACAAGGCGAAGCTTATTGGGCTTCAGTAACATCACCAAACACAACCTATGATCCTGTATACACAGTAAATCTAGTGGTTGACGAAGCAACAGCAGAAGACTTTCAATCACGAGGGTTCACTGTAAAACAAATGGATGAAGGACAGGCACTGGTTATTAAACGTAAAGTTAATGGCCCGAACGGAATGGTACGCCCTGCTCCACGTTTAGTAGATAAGTTTAAAAATCCACTAGATGCTAGAGTAGGTAATGGTTCTAATGTGCGTGTTCAGTACAAGGAGTGGGAGTCGGAATGGAAAGGGAAAGTCTTTAAGGGACTAGATTTCCAAGCAATGCAGGTTATTGACTTAGTAGAAGTTGGTTCACCTGACGGATCAGAGTTCGATGCGTTTGACTCAAACATGGAAGACGAGTTGTAAGATGTCTGATTCTATCATAACAGTAGATGATTGCTCTTATGATACAGAGAAGTTCACTGCCGAAGGTAAAGCTCTTGTTAGGGCTTTACTGGAGGCAGATTTAAAACTTCAAGAAGCTATAACTACTGTATCTATTATGCAAGCAGCTACAGTAACATTAATAAATAATCTTAAAACCCATCTAACGGAAGAGGCTATAGTAGTAAGGAGTGCTACATCTAATGAGGAATAACAATGCCTTTTGTAAAATTTCATCAACCTTGTTTCGAGTGCGGGAGTTCTGATGCCGCATCAATAAATGAAGATGGTTCAGCTTGGTGTTTTAGCTGTTCTAAATATTTTAAAAACTACAGTACACAGGAAGTACAACAACCAGATACAATAACGGAATTTGATACGTATCAGAGAAATAAAAACATGTCTGATAACAACCCTTCTGCTCAGTTCAATGAGTTGATTGATCGCAAGATCAGTTTAGCAACAGCTAAAAAATACGGTGTAAAATCTACACTATCCAATAACTCTATCACTACCCATCATTATCCCTACTACCACAAGAACGAGTATGTGGGATCTAAAATCCGCAAGCCCAATAAAGACTTTGTTTGGACAGGTAATGCTAAAGAAAGCGGCCTGTTTGGTGAACAGCTATTCAAGTCGGGTGGTAAATTTATTACCTTAGTTGAAGGCGAGTGTGATGCTATGGCAGCATATGAACTTATGGGCAGCAAATGGCCTGTAGTTTCTGTAAAGAATGGTGCTGGTGGTGGAGTGAAAGATGTTAAAAATAATCTAGAGTTTTTAGAATCTTTTGATTCTGTTGTTATTTGTTTTGACAACGACTCTGCTGGTCAGGAGGCTTCAAGAAAAATAGCGAAGCTACTGACCCCCGGCAAAGCCAAGTTAATGACCCTCCCTACGGACTTCAAAGATCCCAATGATATGTTGCGGCAAGGTAGACATTCTACTTTTGTTAGCTGCTTCTGGGATGCTAAAGTCTACACACCCTCTGGCGTATTAAATTTATCAGAGCAGCTTGAGGCTTATCAAGAACTAAGGGCTAACAAAATAACCGCTATCCCTTACCCTTGGTTCGGCCTCAACAGAAAGCTAGAAGGACTAAGAGCAGGAGAACTTCTGACGCTCACTGGAGGTACAGGTCTTGGTAAGTCTAGTGTTACCAGAGAGCTAGAACACTGGCTAATACAACACACCAAAGATAACGTAGGGGTTCTCGCTTTAGAAGAGAACTGGTCTAGAACTGCCGAAGGCATAATGTCTATTGAGGCTAATGCAAAGCTACACTTGGAAAGCGTAAAGAATAGATTCACCCCCTCAGAACTAGATGCTTGCTTTGAGAAAGTCTTTATGGGTGAGAACACAGGAAGGGTTTGGATACACGCTCACCACGGTGTTAATAATCTTGATGATATATTCAGCAAGCTTAGATATATGATTATTGGATTAGACTGCAAGTGGATAGTTGTTGATCACCTGCATATGTTAGTTCTCTCTACACTGGAGAATGACGAACGTAAAGCTATTGATAGTATTATGCACAGACTCAGAACACTGGTCGAAGAGACAGGCTGTGGCATGATTCTAGTGTCTCACTTGCGGAGAATAGATGGCAATAGAGGCCATGAGAATGGTATTGAGACAGGGCTATCGCACCTTAGAGGCTCTCAGAGCATTGCACAGTTGTCTGATTGTGTCATAGCTTTGGAACGAAATCAGCAGAGCGATGATGAGATTGAAGCATCTACTACTAGAGTCAGGGTGTTGAAGTCTCGATACACAGGGGATGTCGGTATAGCTACTCACCTTTTATATGAGAATGAGACAGGAAGACTCAAAGAGATTTTAGATTATAGTGATGATGAGTTTACTGGAGAAGAGCTATGAGTAATTTAGTTTTTGATATAGAAGCTGATGGACTAAACCCCACTAAAATATTTTGTATTGTAGCTATGGATGTAGACACTAAGGATGTGTTTACATTTGACAACACTCAGCTACAAGAAGGATATGATATGCTAATGTCTGCAACAAAGTTAATAGGACATAACATAATAGGGTATGACATCCCTGCGGTAGAAAGAATTGCAGGTGTAGACTTATCTAAATCTAAGGCTGTAGATACTCTAGTTCTTTCCCGCTTATTTAAACCTACAAGAGAAGGAGGCCACGGCCTTGAGAACTGGGGCTATCGTATAGGGTTTAACAAAGGAACATATGGCGAACAGGAAGATGCTTGGGACTACTATCGCCCTGAGATGCTAGATTATTGTCGCAGAGATGTCGAGTTGAACTATAAAGTATATCAAGCTTTGAAGTTAGAAAGCAGAGGCTTCACCCCTACATCTGTTAAGATTGAACACGCTACAGCTAAGATTGTAGATCAACAAAGAACTAACGGGTTTGTACTTGATCAACGTAAAGCAATGCTTCTTGTTGCAATGTTCCAAGAAAAGCTAGATGAAGTTAAACAAGAAGTTCAAGAAAGATTTAAACCTACTGTTGTTACTCAGATACTAACCCCTAAGTTTACTGCTACCGGAGCGTTAGCTAAAACAGCAGTTGATCAACACGGAAAAGGTGTAAGACTTAATGATAGGGAATATGAAATACTTGCTTTAGATATTGAACGCAAACCTATTGCACGAAAAACATTTATTGAGTTTAACCTTGGATCACGCAAACAGATCGGAGAGTATCTTATTCGGTTCGGATGGAAGCCCAAGAACTATACTCCTACAGGACAGCCTATTGTTGATGAAGGTACTTTAAATAAAGTTAAGCATATTCCCGAAGCTGCCCTTATTGCTAACTATCTAATGCTTCAAAAGCGTTTAGCTCAAGTGAACAGTTGGCTTAAAGAGTTGAATGAAGATACAGGAAGAGTGCATGGCTATGTTAATCCTAATGGAGCAGTGACATCTAGAATGACACATTCCCACCCGAACATGGCTCAAATCCCCAGTAGCAACTCCCCTTATGGCAAAGAGTGTAGGTCGTGTTGGACTGTGCCAAAAGGATATAAACTTGTAGGCATTGATGCGTCTGGCTTAGAACTTAGGATGCTTGCACATTATTTAAATGACGAGGCTTATACAAATGAAATACTCAATGGAGACATCCACACAGCTAACCAAAAACTTGCAGGACTTGAATCTAGAAATCAGGCAAAAACTTTTATCTATGCACTCTTGTACGGAGCAGGAGATGCAAAGCTTGGCTCAGTGGCTGGAAGAGGCAGAGCAGCAGGTAAAGAACTTAGAAAGTCTTTCTTTGATAATCTCCCATCATTTAAAAATCTTTCAGGAAAAGTACAAAGAGAAGCTAAGTCAGGCAAAATAAAAGGTCTTGATGGCCGCAAGCTTTTAGTCCGGTCTGAACACGCAGCTTTAAATACTTTATTGCAGGGAGCAGGGGCGATTGTAATGAAACAAGCGTTGATTATTCTGGATACAAAAATACGACACTTAGATGCTAAGTTTGTCGCTAATGTACATGACGAATGGCAAATAGAATGTAACGAAACTGTAGCTGATACTGTAGGAAAACTAGGAGTAGAAGCTATTATTGAAGCAGGTGTAGAATTAAACCTTAACTGTCCACTAGACGGAGACTATCATGTTGGAAACAACTGGAGCGAAACACATTAATTTAAATGCTGTTGAACAGCGCATTGCTAAACACATGGCTAAGTCTAGATACGAAACATCTAGAGCAGCGGGTATTAAGAATAACCGGAAAGGCCCACAGTCTGATTTTGAAACTGACCTAGAAGGATTTGGTTCGGAGTTGGCCGCAGCAAAACTTTTAAATGTCTGGCCCGATTTAGATTTAGATGTTATCCCTGACCATGATCTTATGTTTAATGGTAAAACTATAGACGTTAAATCTACTAAGTATAAAACTGGAAGGCTGTGTGCAGGACTTCATAAAGTAAATAAGTCTTGCGATTACTATATGTTAATGGTAGGCTCTTTTCCTAGTTATACATTTGCAGGTCTTGCTTCTAAAGAAGAACTGTTAAATCAAAAAAACATTATTAATCTAGGTTGGGGCGAATTGTTTGCTTTAGATCAGTCAGCCCTTAAAACCTTAGAAGTTTTAAAGGAGTAAGGCATGAACGCAATCAATCCCAAGACAGGTAAAGAGTATTACTATAAAGATAACCCCCAAGCTGTTAAAGCTAGAGATCAAAAACGTATGTTTGTAGATAGTAAAGAAGTTAAAAAACTACATCCCTTATATAAAGCTGGTAGATATAAAGGATTTGAAGATGCAGCTTTTAAGTCTTTACCTAATTATACTGACAGCATCTCAGGTGAAATTTATATTATTACTAACCCTGCTTGGGAAGGTTGGGTTAAAGTAGGCATGGCAGTAGAAGCGTCTGATAGAGCTAAAAACTATCAGACCTCTTCCCCTTTTAGAGACTATGAACTTGCTTATGTTGTCTCTGCTCTTGATCGAAGAGCCGTTGAAACAGAAGCACACAAAAGACTTGCAGACTTATTTGAACAGCGTAATGAATGGTTTAAATGTAGCGTTGCTATTGCCACTAGAATTATAGATTCCGTTATTGGAGAACAAGATGAGTAAGCTATCAACAGTAGTGCCTGATATTTATAAGCACTTAGAAAATTTAAGTGCAGGAGAGCCTCTCCCTCTTACAGACGAAGACATAGATAAAACGGTAGAAGACATTAGAGCCGCCTTAAAGTCTTGGGCAACTCCTCGTAAACAAAACGAAGACTTTACTGTGCGTATGTCTAATGCAGGTAAGCCCCATCGTCAGTTGTGGTACGAGAAAAGAGATCCACAAGGACGCAGCGATATTGATGGGCCGACACAGATAAAGTTTCTTTATGGGCATTTGCTGGAAGAAGTTGTACTAATGTTGGTACGTATGGCTAAACACGAAGTTACCGATGAACAGAAAGAAGTGGTTGTCGAAGGTGTTGTAGGCCATATGGATTGTAAAATTAATGGGGAGGTTGTCGATGTTAAAACAGCATCACGGTTTGCATTCAATAAGTTTCGTGATGGGAGACTAGCACAGGACGATCCTTTTGGTTATCTTGGGCAGCTTTCAGGATATGAAGAAGCTGAAGGAACTACTGAAGGCGGGTTTTTAGTTTTGAATAAAGAAAGCGGTGAGCTATGTATGTATGTTCCCGATGATTTAGATAAGCCCAACATTAAGTTTAAAATTAACCAGCTAATCCCTTCTTTAGATCTTGACACGCCCCCCGACTATTGCTACGATCCAGTAGAAGATGGCAAGAAAGGAAACATGAAACTAGCCAAAGGCTGTAGCTGGTGTAAATATAAATATCAATGCCATGCTGATTCAAATGATGGTGAAGGATTACGGACATTTAAATATTCTAACGGCCTTTCATATTTGACTAAGGTTGTTGTTGAACCTAAAGTAGAGGAACTACTGTGAACAGTAAAAAAGCAAAAAGCATTCGCAAACAAACAGATGTTTTATTGGTAGAGTGGCTAAGATCTTTGTTAAATGAAGAAGAAGCAAACGCTGTCACACTTGATAACTACAAAGAATTAATGCCTGATCAAACACATATCTTTGTATCTAACAATATGCGGTTGAGTGCTTATCACCCTAAGTGGATGTCTAAAAAAATCAAACAGCTTATTAAAATTTTTCCAGAACTTGAAATTAAAGATATAACTTTGGAGATGGTACAATGGAAAATGGCAAAAAGTCAGGTATAGAAATTGAAAATGCAATTATTGCTGTAGGTAGTTTCCTATACAATACTGATAACTCTATCATGGATCTAGATAAAAACTTTTTAGAAGACCTTATGGATTTAATAGAGGCAGAACTAGAAAGAAGAGAGGCACAGTTACATTGAAAAATAAAAAAGGATTTAGAAAAGCAAGAGTCAAGCGGCCTGTTGAGAAAAATGTTATGACAGGATATGATTCTAACTGGGAGTATGAATTACATTCAGGTATCTTAGATGCTTGGAGTTTCCACTCTGATAAAATTGAGTATACTGTTCAACATAAATATGAACCAGACTTTGTTAAAGAAGTTGCGGGGAAGACAATCCTTCTAGAAGCTAAAGGACGTTTCTGGGACTATTCTGAATACAGTAAATACATTTGGATAAACAAAGTGTTACCCGAAGATACTGAACTTGTTTTTCTTTTTGCTAACTCTTCTGCTCCAATGCCTCAAGCCAAGCGTAGAAAAGACGGTACTAAAAGAAGTCATGGAGAATGGGCAACAGCAAACGGATTTACTTGGTACAGCGAAGATACTATACCAGATGGTTGGATTAATGTTGCTAAAAGAGAAACATTCAAATGAACGAGCAGAGTCGCAAAGATGAAAGAAGGTCTAGATTTGACAGAAAGAAGAAGTTTAAGAAAGTATCTTCTGCGACAGAGCTAAAAAAAACTAAACGTAAACATAATAAGGCACATGAAAATGAGCATAGATGATGCAACACCAGCAGATTGGGACAGGCTGCGCCAGCAATCACCCGCTATTGAAAAGAAAGCCACAGGGTTAGATGTGTGGATGAGGGCAGCACACGATGAAGCGTCTGAGGCGTGGGAAGAGGATGTAGTTAACAAGCCTAGTCATTATAACACTGGCAACATAGAGTGTATTGATGCAATAGAGGAGTCCATGTCCAGTGTTGCATTTAAAGGCTACCTCAAGGGCAACTGTATGAAGTACCTTTGGAGGTACGACTATAAGGGCAAGCAGGTACAGGACTTGCAGAAGGCTGGCTGGTACTTAAACAAACTAACAGACATGGTAGCAGAGGAGAACAACTAATGGATCAGTATCAACAGTTTATACACAAGAGCAGGTACGCACGTTGGCTTCCAGACGAGAGCAGACGAGAGCGTTGGGATGAGACAGTCAACAGATATGTATCCTTTTGGAAAGATCGTGGACAGATAGATGATAAAACAGCACTCAAGCTTTTTAATTCTATTTATAATTTAGAAGTAATGCCATCTATGCGCTGTATGATGACAGCGGGCATAGCTTTAGATAAAGATAATGTAGCTGGATTTAATTGCAGTTACCTACACATTGATTCTCCCAGAAGTTTTGATGAATTAATGTATGTTCTTATGTGTGGTACAGGCGTAGGGTTTAGTGTTGAGCGTAACTTTATTTCTAAACTGCCTGAGATAGCAGAAACTTTCCATGAAACAGATAGTATTATTGTAGTTGCTGATAGTAAGATTGGATGGGCTTCAGCTTTCCGTGAACTTATTGCTATGCTTTATGCAGGTAAAATACCAAAGTGGGATGTAACTAAAGTAAGAGGTTCAGGTGAAAGACTAAAAACTTTTGGTGGTCGTGCTTCTGGCCCAGAACCCTTGATAGATTTATTTAACTTTTGTATTGAAGTATTTCAAAAAGCACATGGACGAAAGCTAACGTCTATTGAGTGTCACGATATTGTATGTAAAATTGCTGACATTGTAGTTGTTGGAGGAGTAAGACGTTCTGCATTGATTAGTCTTTCTAATCTCTCTGATCAACGCATGGCTAAAGCTAAGTCAGGAGACTGGTGGCGTACTGAAGGACACAGGGCTTTAGCAAACAACAGCGTAGCGTATACTGAGAAGCCAGACTTTGAAGCGTTTCTAAATGAGATGCAGACAATGTATGAGTCAAAAGCTGGTGAGCGTGGTATCTTTAGCCGTGTAGCCGCACAAAAGATTGCAGCGCGTAACGGTAGGCGTGACAGTGAACAGGACTTTGGCACTAATCCCTGCTCTGAGATTATCCTGCGTAGTAATCAGTTCTGTAATCTTTCAGAAATTGTTGTACGTGCTGACGATACGTTAGCTTCTCTTAAAAAGAAAACAGAAATAGCAGCTATCATTGGTACACTGCAAGCTACACTAACAGACTTTCGGTACTTACGAAATATATGGAAAAGGAATACGGAAGAAGAAGCATTGTTAGGTGTAAGCATGACGGGAATAATGGATCATAGGGTATTAAGCGGTGCAGAACCTGAAGAACTTGGAAAATACTTGGAAGTCATTCGTGACGTTGCTGTTAAAACAAACAAAGAGTGGGCTGCAAATCTTGGGATTAATCAGTCTGCGGCTATTACATGTGTTAAGCCTAGTGGTACTGTTTCTCAGCTTGTTGATTCTGCTTCTGGCATTCATCCAAGGTTCTCTAAGTATTACATTCGGAGAGTACGTAGCGACAAAAAAGACCCGCTTGCAGTCTTTATGCAAGAAAAAGGATTCCCCGTAGAACAAGATGTAATGTCACCCAGTTCTTCAGTGTTTAGTTTCCCAGTTGCTGCCCCAAAAGAAAGCGTAACTGTTGCTGATGTAGGTGCAATGCAGCAGCTAGAACTCTGGAAAGCTTACCAAAACCACTGGTGCGAGCATAAACCAAGCATTACTGTTTATTATACAGACGATGAATTCTTGGAAGTAGCACAGTGGATATGGAATAACTTTGATTTGTGCAGCGGGATTAGTCTTTTGCCAGTCAGTGATCATGTATATCAACAAGCTCCATATGAAGACATTGATAAAGCTCAGTATAAAGATTTACTTTCCTCAATGCCTGTAGATGTTAATTGGGAAGATTTAGGTATGTTTGAAAAAGAAGATAATACAACAGGCTCTCAAGAACTAGCTTGTACAGGTGGGGCTTGTGAAATTGTCTAAGCCTCAAGAAGCCACTGTATTAGGTTTTAAAATACTTATAGATTCTAAGGGGAGTGTCGTTACAGAAATGTGCGGCATCCCCCTAGAGGATCTACATAAAGCTTTCAAAGGTGAAGAATTGGAAACTATAAGAAACATTGTACATCTTACGAAACCAAAACTAGATGTCTTACATGCTTTTCTTGAAGAAGAACTGAATGCTTTGAATCACAAAGGTTAAAAGCAGACTACCACTTTTCACGGTCTGCCCAGTAAGCAGCAGACATTTTACCTTTCTTTATGTTCCTAGCATGACGCGCTTTAAAACTTGCGCGTTTCTTTTTCATTGCTGCTGATTCTCCAGCTTTAGGTTTCCCTGCTGTTTTTGCTCCTTGTTCTCCAAAACGAATAGTTTTGATTTTGTCGCCTTCCTTCGCAACAACAACATGGCTTTTCTTCGGGTGATTCGGTGTACGCTTGGGCTTGTTATAACCGCTTACTCCTGCTTTAGTTAAACGAGAATCTTTGTTTTTAGCCTTACCGCCTTTCTTGTAATCTTCTCTCATAGCTATTTCTTCCTATATTTCCTTGTCTTTGCCGCTATCTTTTTTGGCTGCTTACTATGCTGCTTACCTTTTTTAGTATCTTCTTTTTTCTTTTTAGAAGTTGCAGCATATTCCTTTTTAGTTAAAGCCTTAATAGCTTTTTCAGGTAAGTATCGCTCACCTGTTTTTGCGCTAGGCTTACCAGACTTTGTACGCCACTTCTGTTCAGTCCATTTCTTTAAAGACTTCTGTGATTTTTTAAGTGCCATTACTTATGTACCTTCTGCACTGAGAAGTTAGCTTCCAGACTTGCTCCTTTATGCTTAACAAACTTTCCGGTATGCTTCATTAATTTAAACGAACCGTTCTTTTGTTTCATCCAATGATGTCCTGCTGGTGCTTTTACTTTCATTTGTAACCTCCTCCTGCTGCTTTATATTCTTTAGCTAACATTTGGGCTTTCCGCGCAGACCACTGACCCGCTTTACCGCCCTTAGTCCCTGCTTTAATCTTTTCAAATAAGCGTTTACGCATAGCGGGCTTAGTGTAGTTTTCTGCTTTATTTACAGTAGATTTCTTTTTCTTTGCTGCCATGCTATTTCTCCCTTTGAACGCCTTTAGATTTTTCTACGGTACGCATTGCACCTAAACCTAACATACCCATTAGCACACTTGTAAGTAATGAGCTATCAACAGGCGGGACAGAAAACCAAATGCCCAGTATTGGAGCTAAGATAGTAGAATAGAGTAAGGCTAGTCCACATATCCAACCTATTGCGGGTCGCCAACCTGCCACAAATAAACTCTTATGTGCCGCTTCAGTCTTATTAACTTCAAGCTGGCCTTTCGCAAGCTCTTGCGCGTGTCTTTCAGCCATTGTAGTAAGTTCAAATGCGATGGCATTCTTCTTGTCTTTATCTTCTATAAATTTATCTAGTAGTCCGGTAACTGGCCCAATCAATGATTGCAACATAAGTCTATCTCCTTAATAACACCACATAACAGGTTTATGATCATCTCGCATATCAACGTGTACAAAACCTTTAGCTATGCCTATGCCTACAAAACCCAAAGCACAGGCATGACGCACAATCTGCATACGCTGCCTACCTCCATTTACTGCAATATCAGCGGCAATCCCCCTAGTGTGCGTTCCACCACCATTGGGTTTATGTCTTTCCGCGCTGTGTTGAAGATCTCTATAGCCGCTTGTAACAATAAAAGGAAAACCACAAACATCTCTCAAGTGGTCTAGCTTTCTAATAAAGGCAACATCCATTTCATTCTTGCCTGTTTCTTGGCAATTAAAATCACTTAGTTTAAAATACTTAAACTTTATTTCTTCAGTCATTAGCTGTCCTTGCTCCTTTTAAATTGTGTAATGTTTCTTCTACGAGTCCACCTGATACAAACATTTTCAAACCTTTAAGAATATCTTCTCGCATCTTATCAGTTATTTTAAGAGTGGGAAGTTCTACAGTTTTATCTCCTTGATTATATTTAATCATCTCAATATCAACATCGTATTTGTCAGCAAAGTCTCGTTTCCATATTTTTTGTAAAGTACCATCATAAAAATCTATGTACTTCTGACCACCCATCTTCATGGTCATTGGTTGTTTAAGTGCATATTCTCCTGCATCATCAGGGGTTGAAGCAAGTAATTTTTCTGCATTTTCTTTTCCAAGAACTTTAGGTAGTTTTTGAACAGCTTCTTCAAAAGTATCAAAGACAACTAAAAAATCATTAAACTCGTCGTCTGTATTAACACCTTGTATTGCCCAACCTCTAGGCTCTCCAGTTTTTATGTCTTGTTTTTTAAACAATAAAGCTTCTTTAATATTACCTATCTTATTATTTCTTATAGCTTGTAGTTGACCAGTAGTCAAAGCAACTTGATCATAGCCTTCTTCTGCTGCTACTTTCATAGCTTGGCGTAGACCCGCAGCACCCCATTGCTTTCCTTGTTTAAGCGGAAGTTCTGGAGTTTTGGTTTCAAGTTTCATTATTAAATCTAAAAATTCATCTTCTTTAGCAAGCATGTCGTCTGCTGAAGCTAAATCTTTATTAACCTCACCTATTCGGGTTTGAAGAGTATCTCGTCTTTGTATATATTCTGCTTCTGTTATAATTTCATCATCTATCATATCGTCTAGTTGATCAAGCTTATCTACAAGGTTCTCTTTTTCATTACTCAGTTTAATAAAATCGTTTGTATAAGTTATTTCTTTTTTCTTTTCCTTTAATAGTTTTTCATCTTCTATAGTATAGTAGCCTTTCCCGCTTTTTCCAGTTGCTCTTTGATGTGCGTCTGATTGTATTTCATCAACCAATAAAGTTGTATTAAACGCATCATCAGTTTGCTGTATATCAGATAAACGAACATGAGCAAATTGATTTTTAGCTTGCGGATGGTGATCCTCATATTCAAAATCAAGATCTACTTTCTTATATTTGTCTGGAATAGAAAGTACAAGTTCACGATAATTTTGAGTATTCTCACCTTCAAATGAATAATTTAAATGTTCAGGCTGAACTTTAAAATCTGCATCTGGTCTATCAACATCAGAGCGTCCTACTGCAACATCAAAGTCAAAATCATTTTCTTTAAAAAATTCCTGAACTTCTTCTTTTGTTACCTTCTTATCGTTAGCAAACTTTTCATTAGCTTTTGTCCACTTTAATTCTTCATCAGTAACATCTGGATCTTTTTTAATTTCATTTAAAAATGCTTGACCTTCTCTGGGTTTAGAACCTTCAAGTTTCTGAGAAGCTTTTTCTGCGGCACTATACAGCCCTGATGATTTTTTAGGCGCAAAAAACATCTTGGCAACAAGACTGCCTTTACTATACCCACGCATTCGATCACTTTCTGAGGGTGTCATGTACATAGCTTCTTTGTCAGCAATGAGTTTATCTATCTGAGCTTCTGCTTCTTTAAAAGTATTAGCCTTAATAGTAGCCCCTAGATTGTTGTTGTGTTGATCCATTGGCTTATCTAAACGTCTAAGGCTCAAGTTTTCGCGGAAGTTTGCAGCCTTCAATGCTAGATCAGGATTCTCTGCTCTTTGAGTAATCCAACCTAAAGCAAGGTGACGGGCTGCATCTCCTTTACCGTCTAGTTCTTCAGATTTGCTATAACGCTTGTCTTGACTTTTAGCCCACTCAAGATCTTCTTTAGAGATGCCTACAAGGTTAGCCACCATCTCACCGCCACTGCTTTTACGTACTCTTCCTCCAGCAGCCATAACTAAAGATCTAATAGGATCGGACTCTTCTAAATAAGCTGCACCTGCCTCTAAATTATATGGCATCCCTGTAACCTTATTAATTCTATCTGAAGGGTTTTCAGGAGCATTAGGCACAAGCTTGTCTACGACACCGCCCATAACTTTTTGAAGTCTTTCTTGATCGCCCTTCTTTTCACCTGTAATAGGATCGTTAAGCCTTATATCCCATAAATCTAGGTATACTTGTTCAAGCTCTTCTGAAACATTAATTGCTTGCTTTGTGCTTGTTACATTAGGAGTTTTTTCTTCTAACGCCACAGTGCTTTTTTGCGGTGGTCTGCTAGGTTTAAAATATCCCATGCTTATAGCGGCTAAATCTTTTCTGCTCAGTCCGTTTTCTAAAGCAAAACTATACATTTCATCTTCATCTATAAGATATTCAGCAGCTTTTAAAGTTCTATAAAGCTCTTTATAAGACTTTAAACGAACTTTTTGTTGTTGCTTATATCTTTTAATAACTTCATCAGAATTGCGTTCAAAGTTTATTCCTGTAGTTATAGACAAACTAGAGTCTCTTTTAAAATCAGAAACAGCAAACTTAATAGCACTTTCAATATCTACTTCTGTAAACTTTACTCCTGTCATGTTTGCAACAAGTTCAGCAGGTTTAGATTTAGTCTTACCTGTAGTTCTATTTGGTTTTTCATTCATCGTGTCTATTAAACTTTTAATACTTAACGCAGATCCGGGAACTAAAGTTTTTCCTAAATGTTGCAAAACATTTGCAGATTTTTCTGCAACAGTAAGACCGGGGGTAAATATTTCTTTACCGTTAGGAGTTCTTCCATCTTCATTTAAAGCAGCTAAAGTTACATCTGTAATAGCAGACGTTAAAATAGCTTCATCAATATATGGTTTAAAAAAGCTATAAGCGAAAGCCGCAGTAGAATCTAAAACTTTTATTTCAAACTCGTCTTCGTTTATTTCTCCTTTACTCCATGCGTAAGCCGCAGAACGTAAAGGATCTTTTAAAGCACTGTATGAGTCAATGTATTGCGTATCGTTGGTGTATATCTTACCATCTATTTTTACAATATTGCGCGGAGCAGTATTTGACCAAGGAGTTTCGCTCAATATTGCAATAGCCTTCTGTTCTTCTTCGTTAAACCCTGCTAGTTTTGCAGACATGTCGGCTACTTGACCAAACGCCATTGTTGTAACAGTAAATCCTGCCATTCTTTTTAATCCTCTGTCTCGTATAAGAGGATTAGTAGATTGCATTTCTTTAGCTGATTGCCTAGCAATGTGGGCAGAGGTTCTAATTATTTCTGCTGGGAATGAGAAAAAACTACCGACAGGAAGCTGCCTTAAAGATTTTACGCCTTTAGGAACACGATCATAGTTTGGCATTGTATTACGAACAATGTTTGCAGCTTGCTCTTCTAAAACGTCTGGGGCCACATCAGGATATGCTTTTTGAAGCAAGCTTAACTCTTGATTAAAATAATTTATTTTATAAAAATCATCTGTTGCAACATAAAGATTGTCAAAAAACTCGCGTCTATTTTTAGTTAAACCTATCTTATCTAAACTAGAACCTACTTTCTTTTGAAAGCCGTCTATATTTGTTTCATATCCAGATTCTAAAATTGCTCTAAACTCATTTACTCTGACGTTAGTATTAATAATTCCTAGTCGTAAGTATTTTTCATACGTGTTATTAAATGATTTATCTCCACGTTTTAAAATAGAATCTAGTAAAACTTTTCTAGTTTCGTTTGCTCCTCCACCAAAAGGATTTACTCCATTAGCAAAACCAAACTGCATACCGCCTGTCAAGTTACGAATATGTGTCATGTGGCTGTAAACAGTTTTTAATTTTTGCGCTTGTCCTTTAAAACTTAAAAACTCTTTATAATATTTTGAACCCCCGTTTGTAAAAAAGTGAGAAGTGTTATTTTGAAGCTCGTCAAATATTTCAGGAGTTGTAAATTGACCATCTAGTTTAGAGTTAGTCCCTGCTATTTTTGTGTCGTACCCTTCTGGACGAGGCTCACCTTTTCTAAATATATATCCACCAGAATGACCTAGCTGCTCTAAGTTGTTGTAAAACTTTGTACTGTTTACAAGGTTTGTCATTTTTGAAACAGTTAAGATAATATTTTCAGAAGGTTGTTCAACTTCGCCCATCAACCTTCTAATTTCTAAAGGTATAGTTTCTTGTTTCTTTAGTATATCTTTATTTATCTTTTTAAGATTACTAAAATAATCAGAAAATTCTGCTTGGTCGCCCTGCTTTAAAATTTCTTTTACAGTATCAACAGCTTCTTGATAAGCAAAAGCTTCAGAAATATCTGGCTTGTTGTCTAAAATATTTCTATAAATATAATCTGTTGCATCTTTTTGAACTTCAGGAGTTGGAACATATCCCGAATCTTCAAAAAGACGGTAAGATCTTCGGATATATTCTCCTACGTTTTCTTGAATTGTTTCTTTTAAAGAATCACTAACAGAAGTAGAACCTATAAGTTCATTAGACATATCATCAATTAATTCTCTAGCATTCAAAAACTCTTCTGCTTGAACATCAGTTAAATTATATTTGTCTGCAAGATCAATAATCTTATCTTCTTTAGTGCCTTTTAACCATTTTAAATCTTGAGTAAAAAGTTTATTTATAGTTTCAATTACTTCTTCTTGATCAGTAGACTCAGCCATTTCATCTATAGATTGTTGAAGTCTTAACGCAATGTTCTCTGCTTTAGCAATAGTTTGTCTTTTAGCATATTCTGAATCTTCAAAAGCGTTATATCCTTTAGGCGTAAAATATCCTCGCGTTGTAAAAAATCTATTCACGAATCTGTGTAACTTGCTAGAATTCTGCAATGCAACCTGTGCTGAACCTTCAGGAGTTTCAGTAAGTTGTACATCTGTTACCTGACTTTGTTGCTTAAACTGTGTATTAATTTTAGCTTCTTCTAAAACTTCTAACATTACATCAGCTTTTTCTTCTAACTCTAATTGTTCTACAGGCTTACCATATAGCTGCTTACTTTTCCTACTTAAATATTTAACACTTTCAATAGCTCCAATACCAAAATATTTTAATATTTTAGGAGTTGTTAGTACAATATCAATAGCACCGCCAATGACTGCACCTTCCAGCACCACTTTACTTTTTGCTTTTAACTTAGAATCATTTTCATTTGAAGACATATACTCTATAATAACATTAGATTGAGTCTCTGGAAAATATTCACCAACTACATCAGCAAGTGTTCCGTCTTCAACATCACTTAAAACAGCATCAGTAACTGCACCTGCTGCTAGGCCCCTTATATACTTTGATCCGCGTTCACCTAATTCTTTATATACTTTTGTGCCTCCAATTACATAAGGAACAAACTCTGCAACAGCCCCTGCTGTAGTTTCAGTAGGTTTAACATCTCCTTCAGGCGTATATATATCATCAGTTTTATTAAATGCGTTTAAAAGCTGATCAAAACCACTTATAGGATTATCACGAAAGAATTTTTTAAATGCTTGCTGTTGTGCTTCTAACTCTGATGATTTACTGTCCAAACCTAAAAGTTGTTTTACATCTTCTGTTAAAATTCTTGCACCGTACAAAACATTTAAAGGCTCTAAATTTTCTCTTGTGTCTGCAAGCACTCTTAAAATATCTGTTCCGACTCCTGTTGATTTTGCATCTTCTTCAGGTTCGGGTACAGCAATAGGATCTGCTAAAGTTTCAGATTCTTTAGCAGCTTCTATTGCTTTAGCGGCTGCTTCTTCGGCTGTGTTTTTTACATCAACATCCATAACTTATCCTTTCTTAGTTAGAGTATTGTTCTTTTAAAAGAGTTCCAAGTTCTATAATCTTTGTTACAGCGTCTTCAACTTCATCATCAGTGCCTTTAGCTAAAATTCCTTGAGTAGAAATACTGTTTGATACAAAGGAACTTAATATTGCTTTAATTGCATCGTTTCTTTCTGTATCTTTTAAGTTTTGGTTGTCTACTGTAAATGTCTGTAAAATTTCTGCTACTGTATTGTACTGTTCAATAGTTTTTATATTGCCTAGTACAATATTTTTATCTCCTACAGCTTTAACAAATTCAGCATATGCAGGGCTAGTTAAAAGCTGTGCAGGTTCTTTAGATAAATTAAAAGCTGTGTTTGCTGTTTTTAAAACATTTGCTTTTGTTTCCTCAGTATTTGTTCCAAAGAACTTTGTAGCTTTAGGTTTAGAAACTATATCAGGAAGTTGTTTGTACCTGTCTTTTTTTGTTGTAGTTTCTATAAGATATGCAACATCATTTAATACTTGTATTTCATGCGTTGTTGTGTCTTGAAATCGTTCTTCTTCAGGCGTTTTTACAACAGTCATATCTGCAAAGTTTTTAGCAAGAATTGCATTGCCAGTTCTTTCAAACTCTTTTGCAAGCGCAATAGTTCTTTCTCTATTAGGATCATTTTTTATAATAGATTGTATAGCTGCTTGTTCTCTTTCTTGCTTAGAAGTCCCAGTAAATAGATTTGCAATTCCTGAAGTTATAAGATCTCCTACTTTTTGTGGACGCGCTGATTTTATTTCTTTTACTATAGAAGCATTTACAGTGTCAACATCTTTAATTTTTAAAGTAGATTCATAAAGGTTTTTGTGTGCGTCAGCCCTTGCTGTTGCTAACTTTGTAAGTTCGTCAAACATTTTTGCATCATACAACTTAGTTCCTATTTCATCAGGATCTTGTTGCAGTTTAAACTGTGTTTCAAATTCAGTTTTCATTTGATCTCTATAAAAGTCTACTGCTGTTCCTTTATGCTGATCAATTTTTTTTTGTTCATCGGCAGCTTGTGTCCTAGCTAAACTAGCATTTTTAAACAATACATTAGAAGCTAAAATTTGTTCATTGTTTAAAAAATCTGCTGTTCTATCAGCTAACATTTTGTTACCAACACCTACAGCTAAAGTCATACCCAAAGTTTTTAATTCATCTTTACGCTCTGCTTTTCTGGTTTGACGAGCAATTTTATCATTTCTTTGCCGTACATTAGAAAGCAACGACTCGCCTATATTTTCAATCGCCATTATTATATCCTTTTATTGAGCAGCAGCTAACAAGCTTGCAGGTTGCTGCATTGGTTCAGGTGTTGGTTCAGGTACTGGTTCATCCTGTGTTTCTTCTAAACTATTTTCGGGTATAGCTTCAATCTTAGAAAGCACTTCATTACTAATTACACCAGCAGGAACTTTAAGAGGAGCAGAAGTTTTTGCTATTTTCTGCATTGCTAACTCTTCAAACTGAGTTCCAAAGTTTTGTTCGTCTTCTATTTCATCTTGTTCTTCGTCTTCATAAACTACAAAGTCAATGTCTAAGCGTTCTGCTAAAGCTATAATCATATATGCAACAGGCTCAATTAACATTATTAACAAGTCAGGATTCCACTTGCCTTCTGTAAAACCTTTAAACAAGATTACCTGAACAATTTCCATAACAGGTGTTCCACTTTCAACCGCTTGCATCAGCGGGATGTATACTTCTTTTTGTAGCATTTTTTCAAACAATACTTCAGAAGCTTGGTGAACACTTGTATATTCTGGTTGCTTTTCAAACGGAGCAGGGTTTTCGGGATCGTTTGTTAAAGACTGACCCGCAATAGGTCGGCCTCCTTTTTGTTGTAGTTTAAGATATGCTTCTTCCATTATTAGCCTACTCCTCTCATACTTTGACCGTAGTTATATATAGCTGCTGTGTGTCCATAAGGAGAAGCATTCATGTAGTTAGTGTTGTCCATGTAAGCATTTAAATTAACATCTCCTGCATAATCACCTGATCCGATAGACAGTGATGTAGGCATAGAAGCAACTGAAGCTACATTTGTAGTATAATTAACATCAGGAATCCCTCCTCCTGCTTTTTGCCCTGCGGTTGTTACTGCTGTACTTACAAATTTAGAAGGTGCATCTGTAAGAGCTTCTCCAAGTTTTACTCTAGCGTCACCCGCCTTTTCTACTACAAAGTCACTAGCTTTGCTAAGTAAACTTTTTGGTTCAGTAGCTACATTAGTTACTCCATCAGCAACGGTTGACATTTGTGCTGTATTAGAAGCTATTGTCCCATCCAAGCCTCGAGACATGTTTTCTACACCTGTTAAGTTCGGCCCTGTTGCTAAAGCTTTAGCTTTTGCCATAGAATCTTCAAGAACTATATCGGGTGTTTCAACAAGTTTACCTGTAAATTCATTAGTGACCGAATCCATTTCGGCTGACACATTAAGATCAGGAACTAAAGCATCTCGCTTAACTTTTAATTCATCTAAGTATTTAGATACGCTTGCGTGTTTACCTGTAAGTGTGTCCATGCTAAACAGGTCTTGACCTTTTGATAAGAGATCAGTACCTGCATTAGAAACTGTGTCCATAACAGAGTTAAAGCCTTTACCTGCTACATTCCAACCATTTCCTTTATTAATACCTAAAGCACCTGTAAAGTTTTTTATAGGATTAGCTAAACCAAGTTGATTTGCGGCAGCACCAACAACTTCACCAACAACATTTGTAACGCCTTTTGTAATACTACTAAAAACATTACCTACTTTAGTACCTATATTTAGTGCGGCATTAATAAAGTTTCCTGCCGCAGTAGCTACTGTGCCGCCAGTGCCTATTAAAGCACCAGCAAACTTTCCGAACATTGAGCCTATTCCCGGCATTAAAAGCCCTAAACCAATTTGACCAATAATGCCTAGCTTCCCCATAAATTTACCAACAGACTTAAAAGCACTTTTAATACCTTTGCCTATTTTCTTTACTACTTTTTTAACGCCTTTAAAAAGTTTTGAAATAAGTCCCATTTTGTACTATCCTCTATATAATCCCATTAACCATAGAAACTAAAGAACTGCTTGATGTTCTACTGTCTTTAGTTGCTCCTGCTTCATTACCAATAGCTGTAGCATAAAGCTGTGTCTTTCTGTTTTCTTCATTTTCATATGATTGTCTAATATAAGATGCTTCATCACGATATTGCTGCCAGATTTGAGCTTGCTCTAACGCTGTTAAGTTATATGCGTTTTGAACATTCTGTTGATTAGCTGCATTAATAGCCGCAGTTTCTGCGGTGTTAGCAGATCTACGCCATGCAATATTAGATTGTTCAATTGCTTGAGCATTTTGAGCATTCCAAGTATCACGCTGTAATTCAACCTGTTCATTGTATTTAGCAACATCTACTTCTAATTGAGCAGTAATTTGTTCAGCTTGTAGTTCATTCCCTGCTTCTATAGCTGCTTGTCTATTAGTTTCAGCAGTGTTGAACTGTGCCATAGCATTAGATTGAGTTGAATTAAACTGTTCCATAGAGCTTGCTAGACTTGCCATAAACTGATTAGTTTGATTTTCAGACGTAGCATTAAACTGTAAAGAAGCATTTGCAGCAGCCGCATCAGATAACAAACGCTGTTGCTGCTGTTGCTGATCTAAAACAGTTGCTTGCTGTTCATTGTTTAAGTTAGCCATGTCCATACTTAAAAAGTTTTGAGCGTTAGTAATAGCTAGTTTAGTAGCTTGGTCGGCTGTAGCCATATCCATTGCTGCAAGAGTTGTGGCATTCTGCATCGCTGCTTGTTGTGAAGCATTGAAGTCAGCCATAGTCATAGACTGCATAAACTTACTGTTTGCTAATTCTACTTGCTGTTCAGCATTAAACTTATTTAAATCAACATTAGCAACCATTGCTGCATTTTGTACTGCCCGTTGTTGATCTACATTTAACTGAGCAAGCCCCATTGACTCTGCAATTTTACCTTGAGTTAAATTAGTTTGCAACGTAGCATTAAGATTAGCTAACTCAGTTTGTTGTTCTGCATTTAGATTATCAGCACTTGCTTGATTAAGTGCAGAAAGATTTGCAAGTCTTGTTTGTTGATCGTTGCTTAAATTTGCTAAATCCATTTGCTGTTTAAACGCAGCATTCTTAGCTAAAAAGTCTGCGGCAGTTTGCATTTGAACTAAGCGTGTTTGTTGTTCCGCTGACATGTTTTCAGATGCACTAGCATTTAAGTATGAAAGATTAGCAAGTTCTATTTGCTGTTCATTACCTAAATTTTGTGAATTTGTAGCTTGTTGATTCTGAACATTTAATACAGAAGCTTGCTGACGATTTTGCAAGTTTTGCATAGCAGTTTGTTGCTGTTGCTGTGCAGTAGTCATAACAGCGTCTTGTTTAAACTGGCTTTGCAGTGTAGCCATCTGCTGTGCCATCTGTGCTGTTTGAGATGATGCTGTTTGTTCATTAGCTAAATTAGCCAGCTTTAACTGCATGTCAGCCGTAGACTGTGCTAAGTTAGCTTGTTGCTCATTACTTAAATTTTGTGCTGCTCTAGTCTGAAGAGCTTGAGCATTGCTTTGAGCAATAGGCATAGCAGTTTGAATAATAGCATTAAATAACGAATCCCTTCCTACTGTTGATGAAGAAAGACCTCGTTTAGCAAGCATTGAGTTTACTTGTTGTACCGCTGGCCTAGCCCAAACAGGAACTTCTCCATCATCCATAGAAGCTAAAAGACCTTCCATTTGAGAAGATACTAAAGCTTCAGTTGGTAATGCTGCAATGGCTGCTTTAACTTCAACAGGCTGTGTATCTATAGCTGCTTCTACTGAGGCAGGGTCTTCAACAATAGCTGCTGTTATTTCTTTAGGAATGTTTCCTACGGCTGCAACCATTTCTGCTGCTGCACCTTTAGCGGCTTCGCCCGTAACGGCTCTTCTAGATGCAGCTTCAAAACCAACAGACTCAACAATTTTAGATGCTTCTCCTGATGAAACAGTATTATCTGTAATAGCATCGCGTTGTTTAAATTCTGCTTCTTTTGTAGGAGCAATGTCTGTAACTTTACCTGTAACAGCATCAACATATGCACCGTCACTAATTTCATAATCTTGAGCAGATGCTAAAGAAGCTTGTTCTTGCTCTGTGTCTCGTTGAGCAGCAGTAGCTCTTTCAGTTAATGTAGGCCCAGCAGCTTCAGCAATTGTTGATACTGTGCCTTGAGCAGCTTGAGTAGGTGCAGTAGCTTCAGCTTTTTGTGCTGTAAATGTAGAAGCTTCAACAGGTTGTACAGCTTCACCTAAAGTAACATCTCCTTGAGCAGCAGGAGCCATTGTAGGGGCTTGAACACCATCAGTAGTTACAGGTGTTCCTGCATCTAGTTGTTGAATTTCAGAACCTGTTGTAAAGCCTTGTTCAGCCGCAGATGCGCTAGGATCTATAGCTGATTCAACACCTTTTTTTGCATCAAACGTTCTTACAAAACTATAGGGGCTACCACTAGGTCTTTTTAACTTTGGTGTAGGTGGCTTGCCTGTTGCAGTTTTTGCAGTTGTTGAAGTACTTCCACCACCTGTAGGCTGATTATGCGATCCAAGTTTTGGATTGTGTGGTTGCCAGCCCATACGCCCTGCATAGTTATGTCCCCCACTATGATAAGCTGCTCTTTTAGCTTGAAGAGATTTTAATACTTTTTTAGTATTTCTTTTATTTCTTTTTTTGCTCATTATTAATCATCCTGCTTGGGGTTTTGTTTAAACTCTTGAATCTGCACATAAATTCTAAGACTTAACCAGACAATTGTCAAGAGAGAAGCTGTAGGTGGTAGCCACGCAGCTAAAGAAGCTAAAGCCGTAGAAGCTGCTGCAACATCTAACATATCTTTTGTTGGTTCACTAAGCTCATTCATGTTATTATCCTTTTAAAATACTTACTATTAAATAAACAAGTGTGCCAATAACGGGGACTGCTACAAGTGTTACACATATAACAGTAAAAATATTTAACATTAGCTCACGATTTTTAGCTGATTTATATGACTTTTGTTTTTCAGCATCTGCTCTTTTACGTTTACAATCAGACTGAAATTGAAGCCAGTCTTGATACATGTTGGCTCTACCACCATAAATCATAATTTCTCTAAGCTCTTCTTCTTGTTGCTTTAAAGTTTCTAAAGCCATAAAAGCTTGCATGTCTGATTTATTTCCACCTTTATTAGCTTGTTTAGCTATAGAACTTTTAGAATCAAAGTATGTGGTTGCTTGTTGTGCTACACTTGCTAGTTCTTGACCGTTAGCTATTGTACTTTTAATAACTGCAAAGGCGGCATTAGCTGCGGCTAGTTCTGCAAGCATATAGTTCCCCTTACTAAATTATAAATTATATCTAGCATAAGCTTTAACAGGCCCATACTCTAAAGTGTCTTTGTTAAACACAAAGCCCCAGCACCATACAACGTCACAGTCCGTGTGTGTGGTTGGTGGTAATGGATACGACAATCCTTTATCAGCGCAAAACTCACGTATGAGCTTAGGTGTGGCGTATGCGTAGTAATCCACCCAGTCGCTAGTGGTTCCGTCCTGACTGTGAGTGGCGGCATAGAAGTTACCATCGTTGTATGGTAGGTCAGGAGTTTCACCATCGTACAGTTTAAAAACTACTTTGAGCATTATTTCCTTAGTTTCAGAATCAAACTTGAAACCATGCCAATCCATAAGGTTTGTGGTTGGGTAAGATGTTCCAAATTCAAGTAATAGCTTTTCACTAGGAACCTGTCCGAAGTTGTAGAAGCTCAAACCACCGTTAGCATATGGCTCCCTGTATGGGGTATACCTTCCTATGATATTGAACTCCCACCTTAACCAATCCTGATAGTCAGGAAAGCTCGCCTGTAGTTCTTCAGCCATCAATTGCGCCTCTGTCGTACCAGTAGAGTAGTCCTGACGAACTATCTGCTTGTCACAGTAGACATCATCTCTACATTGGACTGGTTTAAACTTGCTCAACGCTGTATGCAAAAGCGCGTCGTCAATAGCAAGCTGTACTTCAGCCTCAGTTCTGTTACCTATGGGTACTTCAATGTACAGATTTTCCTTAGCTACACAGGCGAACTCTGTATCTGATTCCATTTCGTCTGTTTTTTTTGTATATAATCTTTCCATTATGAGAACTCCACTGCAACACTTGATCCGGTTGATCCGAACGGACTACTTGTAGTTGACCACGACCAGTTAGTTACCGTACTATTGTTTGAATAAGTTGCTGATGTTCTGGTGTAGGTTGTTGATCCTACTTTCATACTTGTCCATCCACTATTAGCTCTTACCCCACTTACGGTTAGATACACCCGGTTGAGTACACTTGATCCGGTGCTGTTAGCACCCAGCCAAGCTAATATGACGATTGAGGCGTTACTTACTGGGTTCAGTGTTCCATCTGAAATAGAACCTACTGATAAAGTTGAGTCAAAGCCCCTTGTCTGAAACGTGTACAAGGATGGGGCTAGGTAGCCGACTGTTACAGTCTGAGTATCTAGCAGGTTACTGGCCCCATAGAATTGGGAAAAACTGGAAGTAGCCCCACTAGCTTTTCCTATTAGGGAACGCACATCGCTGTCGTTTAGACTTACAATTGTGCCAGACTGTCCACCAGCTTCAACGTGCATTTGATTAAGACTAATCGCGCCTGAAGTTGGTAGAGTCATCAGTCACCTCCTTTAAGTTGTGAAACCTCTGCTTTAAGTTCTTTAATGGACTCTACTAGCAAGGCGATCACTGCGTTGTAATCTACAGTCTTAGTACCGTCCTCTGACTCAGAGACAGCTTCGGGTAATACAACTTCAACCTCTTGAGCAATGACACCTGCGTAGCGTCTCTCAGGGTCTTTGTCGAGTAAGTCATTACGCTGGTAAGTGTTACCACTAAGGGTGCTTACTTTTTCTAAGGCACCTTCGATTGGTTGGATGTCATCCTTTAATCGTCTATCAGAATAAGCAGTTACGTTACCTGTGGCAGTAAAGTGACCTGCGTCATCAAAGGTAAAGCGAGTTGTAGTTGTGTCACGGATGTAGAAGTTATTACCTCCAGAATTCAAATCCATGTAGAAATGGGTTCCGCTAAAGAACATCTCAACGTCATCGCCAGTTCCGAAACGCAGGATGTCACTGTCAGCAAGATCAATTGCATTTCTAACACTTAGGATTCCGCTAACGGTCATGTTTCCCGGCACAGTTACGGCAGTGTCATTAACTTCTAGACGCTCCGAGCCGCCCGTAACAACACGCCACTGATTAGCCGCATGAAACTGCATGTATGTGTCGGTGTCACCTTCGCCAAAAATCTGATCGACACCCAAAATGTCAAAGTTGTTCATGTCTAGCTGGGAGTTACCAGCCCTTCGCATAAACGTACCTTCAGATAGACCATCTAAAAGATCAGCATCTAAGCCTGAACCTGTACCATCAACAGTTTTAATCGCTGTCAGAATTTCTGCCGCTGTTTGGTCTGCGGTAGCACCTGTCTCTATGCCGTTTAGCTTAGTATGATCCGCATCTGTAAAAACATTAGAATCTGTAGCTGCTTCAACGGCTGCTCTAATTTCTGCATCTGTTTGATCTGCTGTTGCGCTTGCTTCTATGCCGTCTAGCTTCGTGTTATCAGCAGAGGTAAAGTTTATTTCAGTAAGTCCACCATCACCAACTGAATATGTTGTGTTAGTATCTGTCCAAGGAACATTAACAACACCTTGGTTTGCGCTGTTTAATTGAAGGCCATAAGTTCTTGAAGCAGTAGTAGTTACACTATTTGCAGCCACACTTTGATCTGTATTACTAAATAATTCAATGCCTCCTAAAACTGAATCAGTAGCTACTGAAATAGAAGATGAATCAACATAAGCTTTAGTAGCTGCGTCTTGAGCCGATGTAGGATCTGTAACGCCAGTGATCTTGTTAGATCCCATAGCAATATCACCAGACATTGTGCCTCCAGCTAGAGGAAGTTTAGCAGCTATACTATTTGTTACAGTTGTAGAAAAATTAGCATCATCACCTAAAGCAGCAGCTAATTCGTTTAAAGTATTTAAAGCTGCGGGAGCAGAGTCAACAACCCCAGCTACTTCTGTATCAACATAAGCTTTTGTAGCTACATCTTGGTTGGCTGTAGGATCTCCTGCTCCAGTAATTTTTGAAGTTCCCATAGCAATCTCGCCAGACATAGTTCCACCAGCTTTAGGAAGTGCTGCGTTTGCCGTGTTTGTGGTGGTAGTTAGCACCCCATCTCTTGTTGCAATATCAACACCGTCAAAAGTGCTGTTAGTTGTTATAGCTCCAGTCATTGCACCGCCAGATTTAGGCAAAGCATTTGCAGCCAAAGTTCCTTGAGCAGCCGTAGCATAATCAGAAGAGTCAAAAGCTTTAACTTGTGCTAGGTTAGTAACTTCACTATCCATTAATGCGCCAGCGGCTGTAACATTAGTAGTATCAGTTACATCTGCGCTTGCTTCAATTGCATTAAGCTTTGTATGGTCTGCATCTGTAAATACATTTGAATCTGTTGCAGCTTCAACGGCTGCACGAATCTCTGCATCTGTCTGATCTGCGGTTGCAGAAGCCTCTATTCCGTCTAGTTTAGTACCATCAGCAGCTACATCACGACCATCAATAGTACCATCAGTAGTTAAGTTCCCTGAAATTGTAGGAGCAGTGAGAGTTTTATTAGTAAGCGTTTGAGTTCCTGTGAGAGTAGCTACAGTGCTATCAATCGCTACAGTAAGAGTATTAGTAGCTCCAGAGGTGTCAATACCCGCACCGCCCGCTACTGTTAGAGTTTCTGAGTCTAAATCAATATTTAAAGCACCACCTGAATCTCCTTGGAAATCCAAGTCTTGTGCTGTTACTTGAGCATCTACATAAGTTTTTACAGCTTTAGCAGAAGGAAGCGTATCGTCAGAGCTTGACACACTAGAAATATCAGTATCTAATACACCTGACTTTAAATTATCAACTTCGAGGTTTTGAATAGTGTTATTATCAGCATTAATAGTTTTATTAGTAAGTGTCTGCGTTCCAGTAAGTGTTGTAACTGTACCGTCAATAGCAAGAGTTACACCGTTACCAGATGCAGTAGAAGTGATTCCTGTTCCTCCTAAAATGCTTAGAGTTTCAGAATCTAAATCAATTGCAATAACAGTTGTACCATCAGTAAGGTCAAGATCTTGGGCAGTAACTTGAGCATCTACATAAGCTTTAATAGATTGTTGAGTAGCTAAAGCAGTATCAGAATCAGAAGACATGTTATCTTCATTAAGAATAGTAGTTACAGTTGATCCTGACGTAAGAACTAAAGCATCAATATTAGCAGTTCCGTTTAAAAATAAATCTTTAAACTGAACACTAGAGCTACCTAAATCGACATCATTGTCAGTTACAGGAACTACTGCACCATCTTCAACTCTAACTTGTTCTATTGCACTGCCACCTACTTCAATAAAAAAGCCAACACGGTTGTTAGCTGTATCTACAACAATTTTATTTAAAAAGTCTTGGTCGCCTATTGTATGAATATGACCACCTTGGCCCGCAGAACCATCATGTTGATGTCCTGTTGTTCCAGAAGTTGTATATGAAAATGCGCTTACAATTTGATTGTATTCATTATTAAACAGACCCGCAGTGATTGTATCACCGTCTGTTAATGTGCTTTGTCTTGTATAGCTCGTACCTGCCATTTGGTTATCTCCTGCCCGATGGAACGTAATTAATATATAAACCGTTTATTGAATAAGATGCCTTTTTATCTAAACTGCTAATTCTAAAACTAACAGCATGTCCACTACCTTCAAGTGCTTGTCTTACCATTGGATCATTACTTGCTCCAAAGACTCCTGTACCGAATAAAGAAGTACCAAAAGTAGCTGGCAAAGGTATTGTAGCTAACGGATAATCAGATGGTTGAGGAATATTAGGATCTTCATAATCATACCTAACTCTTAAAGTAGGGCTTACTCCCCCTTCAGGAGACACAGAAATTTTAGCATAGTGCATTGTTTTTCGCGTACCCACATCACCAAAATCAAAATTAGGTGTAATGTATTGAGCATCTATATTTTGTTCTGCTCCTGAAGATAAAAAAGAGGATCCAATATCGTGATTATAAATATAGCCGTCTTTATCTCCATGATATATTTGTTCTATATTTTCTTCATCAAAACCACTGTCAAGCCCTAAAGCTTGAATACCTTTTGTTTCAGAAAACTCAAAACCGTTTGCTGTTAAAGTTCCTATAATTCCTTTAGCATCTGCTACATTTCCTGTAGCTGGGGAATAAAATAAACGATATTGTGATTTTTTTCTTAATACTGCACTTGTTATTACATGTGTATCTATTAATGTTGCTAAGTTTGAAATAAGATCTTGTACTTGTCTACTTACAGATCCTAATTCAACATCTCCGATTCTTGCAGTACCCGCAACTGAACGAATACCGTCAGGACTTAAAAATACTAAGTCACCGCCAATTTCTTGAACACTGTGAGAACTTAAACAACCAACATTTTTAGTTATTGGAACTACTGCAATATTAGAAGAGTCATTAATATTAATAAGTTTATGTATACTATTTTTACAAAAAACCATTAAGTCATTACGAAAACTTTTAATTGCTACTACTTGGTCACTTAGCTTTATGCTTCCTGCTCCAGCACCAGTAAAGTTATTTGGCTCAAAATTATGACTATAATAAATAGTATTTTTATTTTCTGAAGTTCCTGAAACTACTAAATGATGATCATGTATTGCACAAACATCAGGAGCTTCAGTGCTATTTACAGTTATTTCTTCAGCAAAAAAAGTACGAGTATTTAAATCACCTGTACCTGTCATGTAAAAATAATAAGGTTTATTTGCACCATCGCAAATAATTAATGCTCCATAATCTGTATTACCTTCAAACACCGCAAAAGATGTTTGTTTTTGTCCTGATCTAGTTAAAACACTTCGTCCTGTAAATGTAGAATAATTATCTCCAGAACTATGTACACCAGATCTATTAATTTGTAACCAGCTATTGCCATCAACACTAAAATATATATTTGTGCCAGAACAAACAACTACACCGTCTGCATATACTTGAATACCTAAAACTCTATTACTGCCGTTGGGTCGTGTAGAACCGAAAGCTGTAAAACCATTAATTCGTCTATAACCACCGTCAGGGTCTACTTCAAAGTTTTGTAACTTTGTAGCAAGTCCCGGCTGTGAGAGCATTTCAAGCTGATTAAGATTAGTGTTTAATCCACCTTTGCATGAAATACCAAAAGGTTGTGAAGCTGCCATATTATACGAATCTCATTCGATCATCTTTAAAATACGCAGGAGTAGGCTCTAATAAATTAGACCTCATGCTACGCAAGCCTTTTTTGTAATCGTCTAATGCAAACGCTGCTGCTTGTGGATTATCTTTAAATTGATGTATGTAATATCTAGCTCTTGATAATAAAACAGAACTGTATACTTCAGGAAAAACTAAAGTGTCTGTAGCACTCGATAGTTTTGTAGGAAGGCTCCATGCAAAAAACCAAATACGATAAACTTTATCTGGTATTGGACTTAATCCAAATTTTCTAGCATCTGGGCTTCTAGTAACAGCATTAGGAACGCCATAGTTTTGAGTGTTTGCATCATCTAAATTTTCAGAAACTCTCCGAAAATCTTTAAATTCTTCTGTGGTAATATAACGTAAATTACGCCCTTCAAAGGGAGCAGATTCACCGCTAACACCTACAGTTGTGAGATAAAAGTTATCCCAATCTATTGAACCATAATCAGTAGTAATAGAACTACTTGCAGGTTTCAATTCATAATATCTTTGTCCGACTACTGTTTCTACATATACGTTTCCGTACATAGGATCTACATCACCGCTTTCAGTAACTGCTAAATAAGGCCATTGCGGTTCTTCATTAATTATATCAAAGTACGCACGATTTACAGAATCTTTAACATGTTGTTGAACGCCAATAGAAGCAGCAAAATTTCCTGCTGTTAAAGGAACTTCGTTTAGTTCGCGGAGAAGCTCATTTGTTAAATCTAAATAACTTGTTGACATAATTACTGTGCCTTTGATTTAGTTTCATCTTTTCTAAAGATAGCATCATAGTTATCTTCATATTTTTTCTTATTTTCTTTTGTGTACCAACTTCCTGTATCGCCTAAAATCTTTCCAGTTTTTTTGCCTTTAATCATTATAGGCTTTGCATTACTTCCAACTTGAGGCATTTATTTCTCCTTAAAAAGTGCGGGGGCTTTTACACCCCCGACTTTAATTTACAGCTTAGTCTATACCGTAGAAGGCAGATACTAGAGCTTCAGGTCGTAGAACCTCTGCTCCAAATACATGCAGACCACGACAGATGTCACCAAAGCTATCTGGATCACGAATGACCTCAGTGCTAGTGATAGTCTGTGCAGTTGCAGTAGAACTAACGTGACCAGCAAGGATCTTGCCAGCAGCGTTAGTAGTAGCTGCAATGTTGTTAGACTTATACATGTCAAAGCCACGCAGCTTGCCTGAAGAAACCAGACCGTTGCGGATAGAGCCTTGACCAGCGTTAAAGTCTACAGACATCAACTTAGAGCTTGCTTGTGAAAGCTGCTCGTAGAAGCTAGGCGGTGCTAGGAACCAACGACCTTCTTCTGGCACGTTTTGCTCGTCAAGTAGACGGGCCATGTGAGCCATAACATCCAAAGGATCGTGTTCGCCAGAACCTTGACCAATATCCAAGTTACCAGTACCATCAAAAGTACCGCCAGCTAGGTCAGTTGTGCTGTCAGAACCAAGGACATGGTTAGGAGTAGCAGCCGATACACCAGCAAACATCTCAGCAATTACAGCAGAATCGAAAGCATCACGCAGAGCGTAAGCAGCCGATGAAGATGCAACTTCTTTGAAGTTTACATGAGACATAGAAGTTTCGATATCGTCAACGATAAACTTAAAAGCGTTAGCGTTGTCAACAACCAAATTAACTTCTTGGTCAGTTAGCTTAGTAGCTGTAGTGTCGCTGCCACGGGTGTAAGCAGAAACAGAAATTACAGGCTCTTTGATGATCTTTACAGAGTCACCGAAAGCAGTAATTTCACCAGCATAGTCAGTGTTAGTGATTGCTTCACATACAGAAGCTTTACGGAAGAAGTTTAGAACCTTCTTTGAGTAAACTGCTGGAAGGAAGTACGAGTTAGTTTGGCCTGTGACACTGTTTGCAAAGTTAGCATTAGTATCTGTGCCGGGTTCAAAATATTGAGCCATGTTATATTCTCCTAAAAAGACATTAAATTATTATGGGATTACTCTGCCTTCCATAATGGCTTGATCAATTTCACTTTCATATTTGTCAAATTGAGCCATCGAAAGTTTAGAGATTTCCCGTTGAGTCCACACCTTCGGTTGTTTTGCATCCACTGCATTTGTTTTAGTAGAAACAAAATCAGCCGCTGATGAAGTAGGTTGCGACTTTTTGTTCTTAGCAGACTTAGTAGAACTGAGTCCTGTCTCCAACTTATAAAGATCAATTGCTTTAATGGCTAAAGGTACATTATCTGGGTTGTTATAGATCCAGCCTTGAATTTGTTCTGGCTGTTCTTTGGCCCATTCGTGAAAACGATCATCGCCTCTTATTTCGTCAAAATCGGGATGCCTATCATGTAGGGCTGTTTCAGCTTCTCTACGTGTTATAGCAGCTTCTCTTTCTTCGATAACAGAAAGCTTTGATTTTATCTGCTCTAGTTGTTGTTCACTTTGTAGGTGAGCAACACTTTCAACAGTTTCATATAGATCAGGATATTGGCTTTTAAATTGTTCAAGATCTTCAAGTGACTTAGGCGGTGCGTAAGCAGGTTGTTGCTCCATAGCCGCTGCTTGTAACTCTAGTTCTCGTTGTTTAAAATCTGAAATCTTTTGATCATAATGCTTTTTTAAATCATCATAGCGTTTTTTATAGTTAGTTCTTTTTGCTGATGTTTCTTCAACTTCTTCAGGGGCCGCGCTGCGGGTAGCCTGTGTTTCAGATCTATCATCATAAAACAGCCCATCTGCACTTCCTCTACTTGGAGCATCTGGTACATGCCAGTCCTTTCGTGAATTGTACGGATTAGGTGCTTGTTCTTCAGTTATACTTTCAATTGCTTCGGACATAATCGTCACACTCCTTTTGGGGCTTGCTAGTCTTTCAAGGTGGCTTCGTTGTTCGCGTTTACAACAAAGGGTCTTGATACTTCAAGGTGGCCTCTAGGTTTATAAAGTGATAAGGGGTCTAAAATAGAGTGGCCTTATCGTGGGGTTACACTTGGCATACGGTTAGAACTAATCATTTGTCGCTTAATTTCTTCTTCCGTAAGTTCATCCTCAGTAATCCTATTAGACATTTCACCATTTCCCATAGGATTATAAGCAATACCACCAAATGCTTTTTTCATTAAACCACCGTCATAAGCACGTTCAGCATCGTCCATCATAGTTTGTAGCTGTTCCGCGCCTAGTTGATCAGTAGCCTTTCTGGTGAAAACAAATTCACCATCCGATAACCTTGCGGGTATCGAATCTGATACTCCAGTTCCGGGGCCATCTACTTCCCCTTCACCTGAGAATTCTCCTGCAACATCCATAACTTGATCAAAGATGCTGCTTAGACGTTCATCTTGTTCTAAAACGTCCATTAAATAATCTTGATCGTCTTCTTCTAAAGACTCGTCAAGTATAAATTGCAAATAGTTATTTTCCATTTCAGCGTCAGGAAGCTGTGACTTTTTAGCCGCTTCTTTTTCTTCTTCTGGAATATTGTCATAAGTATCTTGTATTTCTGGGGGCAGTAGCATTGAACCACCTTCAGCTTTAGCTTCTCTTCCTTTAGCTACATCTGTAGTATATTCGCTACCTTCAAACATAAAAGTATTTTCTCCTGCATTGTGAGCTTCGCTAAATGCACTTTCAAACTTTTCACGTTTGCTTTCAGTTAAACTTTCATATACATCTTTAACTGCTTCTGGGCCTTCTAGTAACAACATTGTTACACCTGCTGTACCCGCAGTATTTTTAGCCATATCACTACGATAAGTTTTTTGTTTCCGTACTAAAGGTTTTGTAGCTTCTTGGCTTTCAGTTGCATTATCTTTAAGACTTGCAATAATTGAATCTAAATCAGTTTTACCGCCACCACCTGTAGCATAGTTTTCAAAAAACCGTAAACTCTTTTCGTCTTCTTTATTTTCTTTAGTTAGCTTTTTAATTAAATTAGGATACGTTTCTTTTGTTTCAACTACAGCAGTATCTATTTGTTTGCGTGTTGGCTTCTTGCCTTGCTTAACATTCTTACGCAACATGCTAACAATTAACTCGCCAACTCTACCGCCCTTGCTATATTCTTCACGCTCTGGTGGTACTAACATAGAGCCACCTTCAGCTTTAACTACTCTAGGGCCAGTAGATTCTAAACGATCTAAGGCAGGGCCATATAGATCTACATCTGCTTCATTTACATTCTCTTTAAACTCTTTAAGACCTTTAGCGTCTAATGTATTTAAATACTGAGAAACTTCGGAAGCACCTGTAAATAGTTCTAAACTGTTTGCTGCTTCTTTAGGTGTCATAGAAGTCATCATACCTTCTTGAGACTCAGCTATTTCAACGCCATAGTCATCACCTAACATTTTTAAACGCTCTTTTTCAGGAAGAGCATCCATTAGATCTATATATTCATCATCACTTAAAGTATCTAAATACTGAGGATTATCAGCTAGACGTTCTTCTAAAGCTTCGCGTATACGTTCAGCATCTACTTTATTCTTTTTTGTCGTTGATGCTTTAGCACCTGCTTCAGCAACTTCTTTATCAGAAAGTTTAGATAACAAACTTAAAACTTTCTTAGCTGACTTTTTAGGTATTTTCATGGATTAATCCTCAATTCTTTGTTTAGCTTCTTTTACTTGTTCTTTAAGATTTATTAAGTTAGCCAGAGAACTCACTTTCCCCTGCTTGCGGAACACTTCCAGTTCCGATGTTGCCACCGCCAGTCCCTGTAGCTCCAACATCTTGAGGTTGTTGAGGTGTTCCTTGAGGGCTTCCCATAGCTCCTGATTGGTCACTAGGGGGGACAGCCTCGCTGCCATTTCCTTGTCCAGCATTTTGTACTCCTATGATTTTAGCCATAATAGCCGCTTCTTCAGGATCATTTAGAATTTCATCAGGGTCTAAATCAAGACTGTATGCAAGCTCACTAATGATCTTAGAGATCTTAACAAAAGGTGCAATAGCAGGGTTTTGTGCAGTTTGTAAGAACATTGTCAATCGTTGACTACGTACTTCTTTCTGCATCAAGCTATTTGTACCCATAGCTTTAATTTCTAAATCGCCTTCTATTTCTAACTGACCATCGAAAAACTGCATGTTCCATTGATAGTATGCTTGACCTAAAGGCTTTAATAAAAAATCATCTAGGTTTTTAACAACAGTTTTAATATTAAGTGACGCAGCACCTAGCAACATAGACATACCAGAAGCGGTACGGGTCATAGACTGAACGCCTGTTTGACCATGTGAATAACTAGGTATTCCGGTTTGCTCGTCAGCAAGCTGCCTAAACTTATCAAACATCATCATATTTTCTTGAGAAGTGTTCGGAAACTTAACTCCATGAATAGCTTGGCCCGGCATTCCTGCTTGTCTGCGGAAGACTTTTCCGGGATATATTTCCATTGACTGCCCACCAACTAAAGCAGACTCGTCTACGTCAAAAACTAAAGAGCCACTTAAAGCAAGATTGTCAATTGCCATACGTGCGTGGCCGTTCATTATCTGTTGCGAGTCGTCCATATTTTCGGCAACACCAATGCCAAAAAAGCTATAAGGATTACGCTCGTAACTAAAGGCATTATAGGGCAGTCGATATGGAGTAAATGGATTAACAACTGTGCGGAGAAGCTTGCCATTACAAACCCAAGCATTAATTTGTACTTCATCTAAATCGTCAACATTTTCATCAAGCTCCATGCCAGCTTCACGCGCATACTCTGCATCCATGATTCCCCAGTATTCTAAAACTTCAAACTGTCCTGAACCATATTCTTCTGTACGCGCATCGTCTTTTAACTCATGCTCATAATCTTGTTCAACATAATTAGGCCCAAGCATTAACGCATCACGTATAGCATCTTTATCAAAATAAGGTAGCTTTGATAATGCTCTTAACTGAGAACGATTGAGCTTATGACGGTGGAAAGTGTATTCACACTCATCAATTGTGGTTGCGCTAGGGTCGGGGAAAAAGTCCCAAATACTAACAAATTCAATACGTGGTACACGCACACTAAGAGGGTCATAGTTGCGAGTACCCGTTGCTTCATCCTTTCTCCACCTTCCAATAGTTTTGTTGTGGTTAAACGGGCCTTTAATAATACCAGTGCCAAATAAAGCCGCTTCAAAAATAGCGTTTCGTAATTCAGAAGATCCGTTTGATTCTTCTATTTGATCGTGAATTAACTTCTGCATTTTTCTAGCAGCTTCTTTAGCTGGAGAAACTTCTAATACATTAGGATCAGGAGAAGGGCCATCTGTTAAAGTAATTTCACCGTTTTCTTCTGCTTCATTTAGAAGTCTTTCAAAACGTGATTCACCTTGTCCAAAGGTTGCTCCAGCTTTTAAAACTTTACCATCCCCTTCATAACCAACATCAAAAGGATTAACAATTTCTTGTTCTTTTTTTTCTTCTTCTTCTTCTGAAAGAGATGTCTCTATTCCGGGAGTTGTATCAACATGTCGATATGTTGCAACACCTTCGGGAATAAGAGTTTCTTTAACTCCAATTGGAAACTGACCTGTTCCAAAAATAACATCTACTAACTGCCCAAAAGCAGCTAAAACTTTCGTTTTTGTAACTTTAATAAATACTTTAGATTTTTCAGATTCTCTAAAGCTTTGTTGTTTTCCGTACAAGCCTCTAAAATTGTGATAGGCTTTTAGCCAGCGTTGTTCGTCAGCTTCTCTTGCACTTTGAGATTGTTCAAAACGATCTTCAATTAACCCAACAAGTTTAGAACGCACACTCTCTTCAAGGTTCATTTCTAAACCATTTTCACCTTCTACTTGGTAAAAGATGTCGTTTGCATTTGCATATAACGAATTTTCTTCTTGCATTTAAATTACCTTTAAAGTGGCTTAGAAATAGACATACTGCCAGATAATTGGCCTCGTCCATCTTTATGTGCTTCTACTCTTAAATTAAAGCCGCTTTTTAGTTGTTTATTATAAGAAGCTCCCATACCATATGCTGATTTGTTTGCACCTACAGAAGACTTATTTTTTAATTGTTTTTCTATACTAATGTTCTTGTTACGAACACCAGCAGAGTCTTTATATTTACTAGCTGATACAACAGCACTTCCTTTTCTTAAACTTCCTGTCATACTTCCTGATTTAAATCCAGCAGAGTCTTTAAATTTAGTAGCTGATACAGCAGCACTTC